GGGTAAAGTAAGATATTCAGGTAATAGTTTTATTTCATGTGCATACATAACTAAGTATGTCTTTATAGCTATCGCTTCTTGAGTTGCAATTCCATCTAATAGCATTAATGCTGCTTCTAGTGTTGAAATATGTTGTTGAATATCTTTCTTATCTTCTAGTTGATAAATTAACGATGAACAAATTTTTGAGTATCTTGGGGCTCCCACGTACTTATTATTGTATTTACAATGTTTCATAAGTGTTCCTCCCAAAAATTCTAAACCTTCACAACTACCAATTTTGTAATGAAAGGCCTTATCTTTGATGGTTAAATTAAATTCTTGATAAATTAATTTATATCTATTGATATAATATTGTATTTGATCATCTAAAGTAAGTCCTTCTGGTACCCAATCTGATAGTATTAAAGAACCTAAATCATCATCACCATATAATGACTCCACTACATTCGACATTATAAATTCAAATTCAGGATAAACATTATGTTTCTCCTGATACATTGTAATATAAGCATACATTTCAATCATAATATGTCCTATAGTATTGTCTGATGTGGTTTTACCTGATCCAGAGCAATTCCCACAAACGCGTTGAAATATTTCTCCGTTAAATAATACACAGTATGGTTCTACTATGTTTTTTATTACGTTATTGTGGAATTTCTCTTGTATAGGTGTCATAGGGCCAAATAGTCGTTTACGTAACTCATATATCTCCTTCATAAGTGGGAGTTTTCTATCCCAACCACTTATATCAGACATTTTATGAAATATTGGTTGATTTCTTTTCTTCAATAAATTATTGTGTGCTTGCACTAAGTTATTAAATCCACCATATTGTCGCGTAAATCCGTATCTGGACCACATTCTACCAAAATTAGATGCTTGACTCAGCATTTTCTCATCCATGGCATCATACAACATTTTTTGTTTAAGAATAAACCCCGTATCTCCTGCGAAAAATGTTCGCATTTTCTTCTCGGTATCTACTTCTTCTACAGGTAAATATTCTACTTTGCCAGTTACTTGAAACACTGGGTCATACATTGCTTTTACCATCTGTTCACACAGCGGAGTTCCTATAAATTCTGCTTTATTTTTAAAAAATTGTCCAGTTACTGGATTTACTATCCTTTGTACTGGTAGTCCATTTGATGTCTGTGGATTAAATTCCACTCGATCGCACGGACCACAGTTAAGTAAATATGGTGCCAACATTTTATATGTGTATTCCAATGCTAGTTGCCAGTTTCCATTATGGGAGTCCGGTTTCATATTTGGAACATCACATTTATTTACAGATATCATATATCTTCGTGGATCTATGATAGCTGATTTGTGTTGTGCTATATTACGTAAATCTTTAAATTCTGGATATTTATTACAAATTGATAGATACAACGGCTCATACACTTCTGGCTTACTAGTTGGTACTTGTCCTTTGCATATATCTGCTTTACCTATATTTCGCATGTGAATAAATGGATATTGAGGTCTAACGGTATCACTGAAGGGTTGGAACGTTTTTAAAATTTCTGGATGTAAGTCCGGAAGATTTGTATTAGGCGCTCCGACGCCTTCCCTTAAAAAACCTGGTTTAAACTTTCCCATGGGATTAAACGATAATTATTAAATGTATTATTTGTTCCCATGTGAATGCCAATTAAGTGATTTTCACAATCTAAGATTGGTGCTCCACATGATCCCCCTTCTGAATTATAATCAGTTATTCGTAACGTTGCATCACTTATATCTGGTTGATTCATATTGGAGATCGAAACACTACAACACTTGTGTTGTCGTCGATGTGCAATACACTGTATCTGACCTGGTTTTACTTCACTTCGAGAAAAAATTTGTAAATCAGGGATCGTACCTTGGAAACACACTATATCAGTGTCAAGATTAGTTATATGTAACTTTCTCTTTTCTAAATGTTTAGTGCCAGTGTGCGATTTAATAGTAAAAACATCTGCGCAATCATCATATACATGTTCATTCATAAGTATAAATTGTGTTCCATTAATATTTTGGACACATATTGCATGTCCTATAAATAATTCATGGTTTACATTATTACTTTCAGTATATTTTTCCTTATAAATAAATGCTAATTTCTTACACACATCTGTTCCTACTGTTAATACTCCTCCGATCTTCTTTTCTGGGGTGAAGGGTGTTTTACCATTAGTTCTCAGCAAATCCTTAATAAAGTCAGGGGGTAAAAACACGTTAACCTGTTTCGCTATTGCTATCAGGGCTCCTCGCGTCTTCACTGGGGAAGCTGCAAATTGGACACGTACTTGTTCCAATTTGCCTTCCTTGGAAGGCTTATTGTGTTGTTTCTCTCTTCCTACAGGATTCTGTTTTGGTATTGATTTTTTAGGTTCTAATTGTTGAGGTTTTCCAACGATTGGAACATCGATATTAACTATTGGATTCTCCATTTCGTTTACATCTTGATTATTAGCTTCTAAAATAATATTTGAGTTCTTCTTCGGTCGTTCTCGATATAATTCTAGAAATCGTGTTCTTAAAGCATCATCGTCCGAAACTTCATTAATTTGCACATTAAATCCTCGTTTGATAAGCTTTCCAGCTAGTATTTGTACAAGTAAACTCTCCATAATTCTAAATCCAACTTCTGGTTTAGGTATATAAATCTGGTCTCCATGTCGCCAAATCATCTTTGGTTTTATTATGCCATGGACTATATCTGAACTAATTTGTTTAACCAAATCATTAGTTACAGTGACCATTCCAGTACCTTCTGGAACGAATTCATCCTCCTCCAACCACCAGGCATTAGTAACGTTTTCAAACATTGCAGCAAACTTTTTATTGATTTCTGCTTCATATTCTGCCCTAGTCTTGTGGTGTACAATTGGTTCTTCTTCTTCCGGTGGTGCTTCCTCTTCAAATCTATCATCACTACCCGGTATAGTTACGTATGTTTGTTCATACTCTCCATACCAATCTATAGCATACATATCTACGTCATCATTCCAGCCATAACCCATCTCTTCTTCCCATTGTAAAAATGTTTCAAAATCTTCAAGGCCTTGCCATCCTGATCCTTTCAGCACATCATTAAAATAAGTATCATCAAATCCTTGACGATACATGTCCTTTAACTCCTTCGATGAATATTCCTTATCATACGTCATATTAGATCTCACGCCTTTTACGGTATAGGGTTTAGTTCGATTATAATTCTTCTTATTAATTATTTTAGCATTACGATTACTGCGTTTTGCTCCTCTATTCTTTCCCTTCATACCTTCAAATTCAAGAAATGTAATAAACTTTGTTTTTTGCTTCATTGTATATATTGCAATTATGTAATAAACCCACGAGTCAGTTACGGTTCCATCTTCTGACGGGTGTATTTTACGATAATTCATTATTGTATGGTATATGGTTTCAAATATTGTTCCTCCTTCGACATAATAATAATGTCTTAACTTACTTTTTGTTAATGTTCTGAATTCAGGACAATATTTTAAATTATCATAAGTGTATCCTCTATAATGATCTATATCCAGGTAATAATTTCTCCTTAACCCATCTATAAATAAATATAAATCTGTGCACTCTAAACTTTTATAAAAAGTTACTCCACTACACCATATTACAAGACAAAGAAGTAAAACTTCACAAAGATAGAAATATGGTCCATAATTAGTCTGTAAATCATAATATTCATTGTATGAAATGCTCCTATCATACTCACTAAACAGTTTTTCAACCTTTAGTGTCTTACAATAATCTATTCCAAACAATTTGGGGCAATTATAATATTCAGACCAATTTACAACAATATATGAGTGTGTTTTCCTAATCTCACGGATCATGCGATGTATGTTTTCACTCTCATGTGTTATTTGCTTAGTAGTACAACGATTAACATCATAACATGCATTCAATACATTTATATCATAACGACGGCATTGATTTTTAAGATCATTTACTGTCATAATGCTTAAATTACATGCTGCTGGTTCATCTATAACATATATTGTGAACTGTTCTTCGTACTTTCCAAGCGTCTTATGGACTAATATTCCGTTTTGTAATTTAACTCCTATTCTCTCGGATGTTAAAG